TAAAAGCAAGTCGCGAGGATATAGAAAAAAATCATTTTTCACGCAAGGATATAATAAATTCAATGTGCGAAACTGAAAACGAATTATCCGAAGTTTTAACAACTTTTTTAATACTAGAAAAACAAGCACGGGAACACGCCCAAAGCGCCTACCGTTTGGAGCGGTTAAATATGGATTTAAAATTTAAAATTAAGGATCTAGAAAACGAAATTGAAGCTAATAATTTTTAAAATAAAAAAAAATGAAAACAAAATTTAAAGTTGAGGTTAATCCGTTTAAACAAAAGGCGGTTATTTCTACCAAAATAAATAATTGTAAATACGAAAAAACTATTTATTACGAAAATATAGACGAGTGGAATACTTTTGAATTTGATAATAAAATTTTTGATATAGAGTTTTGTTGGGACGCTGAGTTTTTAGTTTCAATTTATCCTGTTAAAAATAACAAAGTAGATTTTTCAAAACCGCATGAAGTTTTATTAATTATAAAATTAACGGATTAATATGAAAAAATGTAAAAATTGTAAAATAGGTTTTGATCCTGTAAAATTTAATCAGAAATATTGTTTTGATCCCGAATGTATAAAAGTGTGGATTGAAGCAACAAAATTAAAAGAGTGGAAAAAACGCAAAATAGAAATAAAGGAAAAATTACAAACTGTTCAGGAGTTGACAAAATTAGCGCAAATTTATTTTAATTCATTTATACGAAACCGCGACAGGAATAAAGGTTGTATTTCCTGCGGTTCGCAGTTAGGGCAAAAATTTGATGCCGGACACTATTTTAGTTCAGGAGGCCATAAAGCGGTAACGTTTAACGAAGACAATGTACACGGGCAGTGCGTTTATTGTAATCAACATTTACACGGCAATTTATTAAACTATCAAATCGGGATCCAAAAACGTATTGGGGTTGATCGCTTAATTAATTTGCAAGGTAAAGCGCACGACGAAATAAAATTTTCAAGGGAGGAATTAAAAGAAATAATCACTATTTACAAGGAAAAATTAAAAAGATCCGAATCCGAAATAAATAAAAATTAAAAAAAAATAAAAATAATTTGTTTTTATAGTTGCTATATTAAAATAAAGTTTTATTTTTGCTAAACAATTAACCAATTAAAAATAACCAATATGAAAACTTACAACGGAGACACGCCCGAAATCACTTTGAAATATAAAAGTTCAGGCCTTAAAAAAACAAAAATTACAAGTTCCGAAACAGCCTACGAAATGTTCAAACAAATGTACGATACCGACACGTTAGAATATTGCGAGAGTTCAATAGTAATTTATTTAAACAGGGCAAATAATTCAATCGGTTGGCAAAAAATAAGTCAGGGAGGAATAACAGGGACGGTCGTTGATGTACGCATGATTTTAGCAACAGCGTTAAAATGTGGAGCGACAGGAATTATTTTAAGCCACAATCACCCGAGCGGGAATTTATTACCGAGTGGAGCGGACGACAAATTAACAAAGCAAATTAAAAGCGCCTGCGAAATAATGGAATTTAGTTTATTAGATCACTTAATAATAACTAGCGAAGGATATTATTCGTACGCAGATCAGGGAAAAATTTAGTAACCAATTAAAACCAATATAAAATGAAACATTTATTTAAAAGTTTAGCGGAATTTCAACAGGAGGTTCCAACAATTCACAAAGCGACTCAGGGCTACGGATACACGTACGCGGACTTACCGAAAATTTTTGAAGTGATTAACCCACTATTAAAAAAACACGGATTAGGATTTACGCAACTGATCAACGGAACGGAATTAGTAACAATTGTTTTTCACGTTGAAACAGGGGAAACAATAGAAAGCAAAACAGCAATACCGCAAAATGTAGCGTTAAAGGGTATGAATGACTTTCAGGTTTTAGGGTCCGCAATTTCTTATTTACGTCGTTACTGTATTAGTTCAATTTTAGGTATAGTTAGCGACAAGGATACGGACGCAGGGGGAGAACAAATTAAAGTTGAAGCTAAAAAACCCGCTATTAATGATAGTAGATTTAAAAAAGCGTTAAACGCGATAGGAGCGGGCGATTACACGGCTAAGGAATTAGCGGAAAATTTTAATTTAACCGCTGATCAATTGGACGCAATAATTTTTAAAACATTAGAGCAATGAAAATAAGATGTAGCGCAATTGGCAAAATAATGACCAACGCAAAAACAAAGGGGGAAACGTTAAGTCAAACTACTAAAAGTTATTTGCTTGAATTAGCGATTAGTGAAGTTTACGGAATAAAAAAAGAATTTAGTTCACGATACACCGACAAAGGAAACGAAGTTGAAGATTTATCAATTTCACTTTGCAACGACGTTTTAGACACGGAATTTTTGTATAAAAACGAGGAACATTTTAGTAACGAGTGGATAACAGGAACGCCCGACGTAAACACTAGCAAAATTTTATTGGATGTAAAATCAAGTTGGGACGCGTTTACGTTTTTTGAAAAGGTATTGGATGATGATTTGAAAAACAAAGATTATTTTTACCAATTGCAAGGTTATATGTGGCTAACGGGCAAAGAGGAAAGTCTTTTATGCTATTGTTTAATAGATACGCCTTTACAAATAGTTGAAGACGAAATTAGGCGCGAACATTGGAAATTAAGTTTAATTGAAGAAAACAGCGATTTAAGAGCGTTTATACAAGCAAAGCATACATTTACACATATACCAAACGAAAAGCGCTTAAAAACGTTTAAAATAGCAAAAAACGACGAGGTAATCGAGGCTATAAAAACACGAATTACGGAATGTCGCAAATATTACGATGAATTAATTAAAAAACTATGAAGTACGTAATAATTTTTATTTCGGCGTTGATTATCGAAATTGTTTCAACGTTTTATATTCGTAGCGTTGCTAACGCAAATATTTACGGTATGTTATTTTTCGCGTTTGTAGCGCCTTTTATTGGGTTGCCGTTTGCGGGTTATATGGTAGAGTCAAAACTTTGGAGTGAGCGTATAAAAATGGCGTTTGCGTTGGCGATTGGATACGTTTCAGGAGTGTTAATAGTTATCAACTTAATAAATAAACTAAAATGAATTTAATTTTAACAATTTTAATGATCCCGGCAATGGTTGTTGGGTGGCTCGCGGTCGGCTATTGGGCGCATGATTATTTAACTAATAAAAATAAAAAAAAATGAAAGTAACGGGAAAAATTCACTTTGTAGGAGCGCTAAGAGTAGTAAGCGAAAAATTTAAAAGTAAAGACGTTGTAATATTAACGGAAGACAAATTCCCGCAATATATTACAGTTCAATTTACGCAGGACAAAACGGAATTAGTAACACAAAATCAAATTGGCGAACAGGTGGAAATTAGTATAAATTTACGCGGTCGCGAGTGGAAAAGTCCGACGGGGGAAATTAAGTATTTTAATACAATAGAGGGTTGGCAAATTAACGTTAACAGTAACAAAACTTTTGACGCTAAAAAGTACGCGGAAAAAGAGGCGGACAAAATGTTTAGCGAGGATATTGTTAAAGAATACGAGGACGAAAACGATTTACCGTTTTAATATGAAGGCGCAGGATCTACAAAATATTAACGTTGAAACTAGAAAATTAATTTTAGCGTTTATGGATAAAAAAGGAATAACGTTAAATATGTTTGCTGTTCGCTCAGGCGTTCATCAAAACCAATTATGGCTGTATTTATACACGAACACGGAAAAAGGATTACATTCTAAAACGTTGGAGAAAATAGGTAAATTTTTAAACGAAAACAAATGATTTTTGAAACTGAAAACGATTTACTAAACGAACTTGAAATAATTAAAAAAATCGCAGGAAAAAACGAATTTAAAAAATTAGATAGGTTCGGGCTAGATTACGAAATTACAGGTAAGGCGTTTATTGAAATTAAAAAATATAATTCCGAGTTTGAAAAATATCCGACTAAAATTGTAAGTTGTATTAAGTTAGTCAAATTACAGGAGGCGAGTAAAATTTTACCTACGTATTTATTCATTCAGTATTTAGATAAATTAGTCTACATTAAAACGGAAAACATAACAGGCGAATTAAAAAAAGGCGGTAGGGTTGAGCGCAAAGGATCCACTAACGACAAAGAGTTTTTAGTTTACGTTCCAAAATCTAAATTTAAAGAATTTACAAAGATTGAAAATTAAACGTAATTTTGAAAAATGAAAGCAATTACAAAAATTAGAATTATACAAGTATTAAAAATAACGGTTGGGGTTTTACTCCTCCCGTTGTTTACTTGCGTTTATTTCGCGGACAGGTTTATTTTAACCGCTTTATTTTGGTTAGACACTATAACGCTAAAAAGGTGGTTCGAAACTACAACAGGGGTCGTTAATTCGTTTGTGCGCGTAATAACTGTTACGGTTATTTATTTTATTATTAAATTATTTGAATATTTATTTTATGGAGGTTAAAAAAGTTAAAATATGGGACGTAAAAACGAACCCGAAAAACCCGCGTTTAATAAAAGACGATAAATTTCGCAAACTAGTAAAATCAATTCAGGAGTTTCCCGAAATGTTAGAATTACGCCCGATAGTCGTAGACGAAAACAAT